CCGCATTCGCCGCATCCGCCGCCGCATCCGCCGCATTCGCCGCCGCATACGCCGCATTCGCCGCATACGCCGCATTCGCCGCCGCATACGCCGCATTCGCCGCCGCATACGCCGCATTCGCCGCCGCATACGCCGCATCTTGTAACTTCTTTAAATTTTCAGGCGTAGGGTTATTTAGGTAATTTTCATTTGCATCTAAACAGACTGCTACACGGTTGTCGTCTGGATATTTCTTCGTGTAGTATTTCAGTGCCCTTCTTGCACACGCTAAAGCGAACCATTGGCTAACTGTTTCAGAAATCTCTTTCACTAATCGCATTTCGGATGCCACGAACTTGTCTTTGTCGTGTATTATTTTGCCTCTTGCCTCGCAGAGAAACCACCTATTGCCGTATATATTGTGTATAGATTGGTAAGGAGTTTTACAGGCATGAAAACCTGATGCACATAGTTCTATTTCTCCTTCGTGCTTATTCCACTTGCCGATTTCCCATTCCGTATGACCGCTTTGGCTTGTCATGTCGTCTTTAACGAATCTGTATCCTTTGATTGCCCTCATATATATAGCAGATTTAAATCACAAAAAATATAACAAGGTTATAAGAAATTCGCCCTTTAATATGTAATTATAAGCCCGCAATACAGCTTTTTGTAATTTTTACTAGAATGTGTATAATGTAATGTGTATAATGTAAAATATGTAATTAAAAACTAAATCTGAACGAAAGAAACGCCGCATGCGTGTAGAAATTTGGTACGATTAAATCGTGGATTATCTCTAGCGAATAGCGAACAGAATAGCTCTAGTACATGCGTGTTCGCATTACTGTCTTTAAGGATCGCAGCAATTAATACGTAATATTTTCTCGATAACATTTTATCACCTATAAAAAAACTTCTTGTTGCGAGACAGTAACAAGTACCGCCTGCTGCTTTAGATCACTGCATAACTGTTCCTGCACTTGCTTTATTATTTCGTCCCGCATGTCACTGACTAAATCAATTTTAATGCTGTCTTCTCTTTCATTTTTCCAATAACCAACAGAACTAACAATACTAAAGCCATCAGCAAACTTTTTGATCACATTCCCGGCTTTTTCTCTCTCGACTAAATGTGTTTCATTATTCGCCCCACATAAAATCTTATATTTCGCATAACTCTCTATAGATAGCAAGGTAAAATCACAAATATTATAACAAGGTTATATAGTCTATATTATATATCCAAAAATGTAGGTTAAGAAAAGCTTAAGAACTTTGTTATTGCGGCATAAGATATATTTTATATTATATATTATACATTACCGCAATAGTTTATGTACCACTTTCCTAAGGATTTAGCAACGGAAAATGGGAGCTGAGAACATGAACTATAGAGAAACAGAACAGGAAATAAAACATTTGGTGAACATGCGAACGCTAAGCAAGCCAAAGGTACGTGAGCTAGCACATGCAATAGAACACATGAAACAGTTTGGCATACAACAAATCGAACCGAAGTTTCTGGCACAGTACATGCACACAAGTAGCCGGGTCGCCGGGCAAAAAGCTACAAGGCTAATTAGGCGAATGCACCAAACAAATCCAATTTGTGACGTAATAGCACAAATAAGGAACGAACTGACTTCGATCCAACCAATAGGCAAAACAAATAGCCGCTATGTGTTCAATTTGGACTCCATAACCGCAGGCAAGAATAAACTTTTCTTCTTGCCCAAAACCAATGTTGGAGTATTGCCACATGAAGCTTTTTTTGTGAAGCTAAAATAAGCTTTTCTTTTTCTTTTTTCCCAATATTTTATATTGTATATTCAACCACGAACAAATATTACTGTACATTCAACCACACACAGACCAAAAACCATTATAATAAACATAATAGAACACATAGAACACACATTAACCAGTATCGCAGTATTAGCCGCAGTTTCTTCCGCAGTATTCACGCAGTATTAGTCACACTATTTACGCAGTTTTACTACAGGTACGGAATTATTGCATTAAAAAAAGTATCATTATAAGCATAGTATAGGCAGTATTGACGCATTATACGATAGTGTGCATCAAATGGGTATCACTATGGTAGCCAACTATGGTAGTTTACAGTATATTATTCTAGTAGATCATATTTTTTGATAGCATAATGAATTCCTACTAGTACCAAGAGTAGAACCATGCAGAACACTACGCAAATCCACCGTGTTATAATAGGGCAAACGGGGTATTTCAGGCACATATACGATAGTCTTACTATAATGATATAGCCCAACAGTGTTATTCATGCCATAGATATACACTATAACAAGCTTATACCACACATATAACACTATTATACTATATAGGACAATATATACAATAGTGTAAAGAATACTATATATACTAAGCTCTTGCTATATTTGAACTCATTTTTCCTTGACGGGTATACTCTTTGTGTGCATGGGCAATACCGTTTTAAAAATCCTAAAATGACCCTCGTATAATGCGTCTAATCATAGCGTAGAGTGCAAAATTCTGATAGCAAATTCAAATGGGTATGCTAATTGAATGAAACTAGAGCTACTTAGTGCTTTATCTCAGTTGGATACTTCTTGTAAAACTCTATTGCAACGTTTATTCGATCCCTTAATGTGTAAAGTGTGGTTAATGCTTGATCTGGACAGTTCGGGTTGTAGAAGTCACTAGCCTCTTTCATAGCTATTAGGGTGTCTATGTATTTCCTTATGTCCTCGAATTTGTCCACTATTCTAATCTCTTAGCTCTCTCTAGTGCCCCAAGTTTTCTGTGTATAGAATAAACCACTGTTTGAACTGTATCTACTGAAACGTACCTTTCGGGGTTGTCGCCAGTTAGTGCCAGCCACCCCGCACACACTTGCTTTGCGTCAGATATCGCTTTCAGGTATCCAAGCTTAAACGCGTCTTTGGTTTCACTCGTAGGCATTGTAAATACCCCTAGAACTTCCGAATAGTAACGGTTGCGTTGGTATCCTTGCCGCCCAGACTGCGAGAACCAATGCAGTCGGGTAATCATCACCACCGGGTAGAGAGTGGTCTTTGCTTTGCCCACTGTATATCCGCAACCTTCCTTCACCACCGACTTTAGCGTGCTCGTACCGCATGTCTATAAGTTGTTTAATTGCATCCTCGCATTTATACATCGCAAAGGTAGAACCCTGCATCTGTCGTTTTAGCTCTTGATACACATCCTCTTTGGATTTAAGCCCGAACACGAACCCCTCGGCTGGTATGTTATCCTTAATCAAGTACTCGTGTATATTTCTGCCACCGGTACAATCAATCATAATTTTTTTGAACCCCCACAGTGTGTGGAGCATTCGGACGTTTCCTTCCACTTGCGGCAGAGTCTGCCCTTTTGTTTCTATAAACTTTCCGACTAGTAATTTACCAGATGGCGTGCCTACTAATACGCAGTATACGGTAGAATCCTTTCCCTCCCCCGCTATATCAACCCCCAAGTAATACGTATAGTCCCTTCTTGGATTTGGTGCTTCCCATTGCGGGTAATCTTCGACAACCCTATTAACCAAGTTACTAGGAAAGAAGGAATCGTACTCCTCCATTGGAATGTTCATGTACTCTTGATTCCACATAGCTATAGGCATTCTTAGTTTATCCAGTTCTATCTGTATGCGGTCTGCTTTAGGATTCATTAAATAATTAGCCTCGAATAACCTGAATTTGTATAACTTTGGATTTTTATAAATTTTGTAGAATTCCGAATGTGTTCCTTTTAAAGTTCCGATAAGTAGTTGCCCACCGATAGTCATCAACGTCATAGGGTTTACAGCACCCCATATCTCTTGGGAGTCTATTTCCCCGCATTCGTCTATGATAACTAGATTAGCTGTATAACCTCGTATGTTCCCACCGTCTTCACCGACAGGGAGTGCTATTATTTCACTACCATTGGCAAATTCTATAAGTGTCTGAGTTTCACGTTCTATCAAGTCTGTAATCTGTAATTCAGGGTGCTTAATAGCTGAACTGGTTATAAATCTCTTTATCTTACGAAATAACCTAGAACTCTGCCTTTGCGTTGGTGCTAGAACTAATACAGTCCATTCATCGTGCATGACGGCAGCAAATATAGCTTTAAGTGCGGTAATGGTACTTTTACCCGTCTGGCGTGACCAAACGAATTCCATATAACGGTCATTGCAGTCTAATGCTACCTTCTGATAGTCAAACGGTTCAAAGTCAAAGTAGAACTTTGCGAACTCACTCTGAGACAGATTCTTTATTCCCTGTAACATTTATCTCCCTTAGCCTTTTTTTGGTAATGTCTTCTTCGTCACGAAGTACCCATTGTAGTTTATGGTACTCTGTAAAGGATTTGTCGTGTAGCGGTTTCTTTGTTGTTGGATTCATAAAGAGTGTTAGAAGACGTTCAGATTCCATTAGTATCTCTTCTTGGGTTTTCATATTAATACTATGGTTTGATACCATTAAATACCTTGTGATTAGTATATAAAGGTATAGGAATATATGTATTATATGGAACTTAGTCTAGCTGGAACTAGAAAAATCACAGAAATTGCTATTTTTGCCGGAAAATCGGAATTAAACCGAAACATTAGTGAATATAAGGAAAAAATCAATTTATTTGAGAAAGGGCAGATAACGAGCACTAGTCCTACTCTAGACAAGGCGATTATGGGCGATTTAGTTCCGCATCCAACAACAACACCGTGGGACTTATACGGATTGATATACGAAAGACAGTCGATGGTTTATAACGGCTTCAACAATACGGCAGATTTCGCAATCCAGTCTGGGTATGATATAGAAGCAAGTGACAACTCAAAAACGAAGATACTTGAGTGGATGGACAAAGTTAATTTCGAGCTTATCTTGTCGAACATTTTCAAGCACCTTCAAATCTATGGAAATGCATATCTAGATATTTCAGATATATCATTTCCAAAGCTTTTGCCTCCAAAAACTATGTATGTTCGTGTAGTTAAAGGTGGCAATGATGACGGCAAAATACTCGGATATACCCAAGTTCTCAACAACACAAGTCTAGCACTTGATACAAAAAATTCAATCCAGTTGGACAAAGATGACGTTGTTCACTTTAAGTACAATGATACTATAAATCCGTTCTATGGAATGTCGGAATTAAAGCCTGTGATTGGTGCATTAACAAGATACGCAAATTGGACAGAAGATCTTGGAGAGATATTGCATCGCTTTGCTGCACCATACTTGCATCACGCATTAGGTACAGACGAAGCTCCTGCTACTCAAGCTCAGATAGATACTTACATAGGTAGACTAAATACACGTTTTGCTGGTGAAGACTGGGTAACAAGTGGTGCAGTTGAAATAACACCAATAGTAGCTACACAAGGAATGATCCAGATGGATGGGCTTGTGCGGACACTACAGGATGAGATAATAGCAGGATTGCGTATACCAGAGATATTCGTGCGTGGCGGAGTAAACGCTAATAAAAATGTAGGACAGATAGAACTACAAGCATTTGACAGAAAGGTACGTGCTTTACAATTAACAGTTTCAAACATAGTAGAAGACAAACTTTTCAAAAAACTTGCGGCAGGAAAAGCTAAGTTGAAGTGGAACGAGTTTTCGGTTGAAGGCGAGAAGGTGCGTGCAGAACGACTAAAAATTATGACTGAATCTGGTATCCCTATAGCAACTGCTATGGACATGATTGGGTGGGGTACTTGGGTTGACGAGATGAAGAAAGAACGTGAACAGGAAGATAAACGCAATACTGATATTAAAAAGCAGGAAACTGATATTGACACCAAAAATCAGAAAGACGTTATTTCAGCAAAGCCAGCATCTAAAGCAAATAGTTCTAAACAGTAACGTATATAAAGGTATCTATACTATATAATATATATGCTAAGGACTATACAACAGATATTCAACGAAGAAGATAGGCGAGCAGGTCTAACACCAAAAATTGATGGCTCTCCACAAAAGTTGATACTTAGCGAAAGAGGACAGCGAATGCTAGTTCCCGGATATGAGGAAGATGTTGTATTCCAAAATGTTCGTCAAAAAGTCGATTTCGACATAAGTAAGCAGACGAGCGCAAACTGGAATTGGGAAAGATACAATAATCGTACAGTTCATTGGGTTAACAGAACTGAACCCGCAATACCTACATGGGATAAAGTTTCAAGACAGATAAGGGGTAGTTAAGATGACAAGATTAAAATGGGCTTCCAACTTCATGGTTGAAGATTTTGAACCGGAAATTGTTGAAGGCGTTACAAAACAAAAAGAAAGCGTTAAAATCAAAGGAACTCTATTGCGTGCAACAGAATCACGAAATGGACGTGTTTACGAGTTTGATGCTGTTATTAAAGCAGGTAAAGAAGCTGTGCTTCCAATGCCAATTTCTATGAATCATACAGATAATGTTGATGACAATGTCGCCAAAATTACTAAATTAGTACCAACGGATGAAGGTTTGGATTATGAGGGTATTGCTTACAATACTGCTAAATTCCCAGACATGATTGAAAAGCTCAAAAATGGATTGATTTCAAAAATCTCCATAGAGGGTGACGGTACTAAATTAGATAATAAAGGTGATAAAGTTATTGTTAAGGAGATGAGGCTGCTTGGTGCAGGCTTTGTGAAATACGAAGGTATTCCCGGAGCATGTGCTTCTGTTGCCGAGGCTCTTGAAAAGGAAATGAATGAAGAGGTGGAAGATATGGAGCTTGAAGAAAAACTTCAAAAAAGCGAAGAAGCTCTTCGAGAGGCTATGGAGAAAATAAAAACTCTAGAGGCTTCTGTTGACGCTTCAAAGAATGAAAAGCTCAAGACTCTGGAAGAATCTATCACCGCACTTCAATCTGATATAAAAACTCTCAAGGAAACAAAACCTTCTGGTAACATCACTAATACTGATGGTACACCAGAATATAAGGTTGTTGAGTCGCTAAATGGCGCAACTGTAGAAAAGACGTTTGTATTCGAACACAAAAAGTCTGCTAACAGTGCATCATTCTATGCGATGAATCCTTCTGAGTTTTATTAGGGGGAAGTAATATGGCAGGAATACAAGGATTAACAGATACGGGCTTTTCAATTTCGGGTAAAGCTCAAGAAACCATATCAGGCGGTCAGTTAGTGAAGCCAGTGTCAGGGGCAACAGTATTAGGAACAACAGGCAATTTGACGAGTTCAGTCGAATGGGGACTTGCAGATGCAGTTGGCGACATTGATAAAGTAGTTGGAGTAGCACAAAATACAGGCGTGTCTGGCGATACCATTTCGGTGTCATTGACAGGTGTACATGGGCTTTATGCTGCAAATGCTATAGTCGCTGGTGCTGCTTTGGCAGGAGACTCAAGTGTAGCTACAGCAGATGCAGTAACATCAATACTTGCTGCTAATGCGTCAGGTGCAATGGTCTACTTTGGTAGGGCACTCTCAACCGCAGCTTCGGGACAGCTTGTCGCTGTAAATTTAAGGTGATAAAAAATGGCAAAACTACAAGAACTTTTGACACGTGGCGGGGCTCCAGAACAGATTCTTACGGATATATATAGAACTGTTACTGAGGCAGTGAAAACACCGCTTATAGGAACCGATTTACTAGCTATGAGACTTGGACCGGGCGACATACCGGGTACAACTTTGAACTTAGTTCACCAAACAAAGAACTCAATGATCGTTGAGAAAGTAGCAGAGGGAGCGGAAGTGCCAATCCACACGGAAGGTACATTCAGCTATAATGTAAGTCCAATAAAATGGGCTGTCAGACCTTTGATTACTAAGGAAATGATAGAAGACTCTTTGTTCGCTGTTGTGGAGAGAAATCTCCGTGAAGCTGGTTACCAGATGGGTAGAAACCTAGACAGAAACGTTATTCTGTCATCTCTACGTGCTGGTACAGGCAATACAGTAACTGGTGGTGCGAGTATAAATCTAGCAAATATCGCATCTGCTATAAACAACCTTGAAACAAACGACTATGTTGCAACGGACTACGTAATTGGTCCGTCTGTCGCACAAGACATTCGCAATATAGATACCTTTGTAGAGGCTAACAAAGCAGGTGTTGTGAATCCTACGGACAGTCTTATCGGAACTATTTTCGCTATGAATGTACGCAGAACAAACAACTTGGCAAATGCTACGGATAGTATCGTACTAGATAGAGGTCAGTCACTTATCTACGCAGAGAAGAGACCACTTACAGTTGATCGTTACAGCGATGTAACTCGTCAGCTTGAGGGTGTCGTGCTCAGCATGAGAGTTGATTGCAAAGCTATACCTGATACAAGTCAGGCAGGTCCGAGTTATACCACGAATGCTATAAGTTTGATAACGACTACGTAACTGTGAGGGATACAATATGATAGATGGTCTCAAACAGGAACAACAGTTGGTTGGTTCGACATATAGCGACTTTGTTAGTGGAACAAACTTAGAGTTTGGAACGGCTACAATAACTACAATAACTCCGACAACTGTAGATGCAACTACGTTAAATGCAACTACTGGAAGCTTTGTAACTGCAAACATCACAACTTTGAATGCAGTTACCATGAAAGCTGGTTCACACGCATTATCGTCTGGAAGCAGATGGGTAATTTTTACCACACCGTTTGCAAGTGCAAGTTACTCGCCAATGGTGAGTTTTCAGTCTAATGCAAGAATAGCAGATCAATCTCGTGATGGGGATTGGGTTGCTGTTTCGGGTGCATCAACAAACTACGGTGGTGCGGGTTCGTTTTTGGTTGTTGGCAGTCCAGCGACATTCGTGTTCAACTGGGCAGCGCATCCAAGACAGAGTTAATTTAGAAACTTTTTTGTTTTCTTTTAACTATATTTAAAAAGGTGAAAAATAATGACTATGACACAAATAATGACAGGAAGCCCTAATGTGAACTATGGTGCAGACGGAACAGTAGCACATGTAGTTTCAGGGGCACTCTCAACATCTCAAAGAGTTCAAGAGTACAACTTTGGCTATATAGCTACAACTGGTGCTGGAAGTGTACTTTTTGGTTCTACTCAGTATCCAATAAATGGTGAAATATCATCTCTGGCTTATGCAGCAGCTAACTTTACAACTGGCGGATCTATATGGCTTCAAACCATTCGTAATGGTATTTATGAAAATATAGGTTCAGTAGCTGGTGCATTGAACACAAATTCTGTAGTTTATCCTGCAAAGGCATTACAGAATGGTACTGGTGCTGTACGAGTCCCAGTTAATGGATATGTATTCTATTCTGGTATTGGTGTTGGCGGTCCAACTTCTGGTCAATTGGTATTTACATATAGGTGATTTTCGTGGTTAAAAATGGTTATGTGACACCACGTGAGTTTCAGTCAGCTATAAATAGAATAGATTCACAACTATCCAAAATAGACGAAAAGCTCTCTGAACATATCACATCACACATAAAACTAGAAGCAGACTTTAGCAACCTAAAGGACCACTCTAATGATTCTCTAGAAGACACCGTAACGAAAAAGATGGCTGAGGTTCAGTACCAACTCGATCTAAAGAAAGGAACAATATTAGTGGCATTGACTGGTGTAGTGACATTTATTACTACTTGGGTGATTCGATGACCAATACAAATGATATTGTTTCTGGCGTTTATATCCGTTTAGGCACTGCCAATATACCCTCCGAAATTACATCTGGAGATATCATTGATTTGGCGAATGACAGAATAATTGATATTAACGGGTTTAGTGGAAGAGCAATATCTGGAAATGACATTCCGTCAGACATGGTTACTTCACTAAAGGATTTGGTTACGGCAGATATTGTGGCTAGGTCACTTGGTATCAATATTGATACACAAATAAGTGTTGGGAACATAAGGCTAGAGTATAGGGACAAACTAGCAGCCGAGAATGCCCAAATAAGTTTCTATTTAAATAAAGCACAGCGTTCACTTAACAATGCTGGTAAGCGAATACTACAAAATTATACAGTAAAGGTGAGTTAAATGGTAGTAACTTCTGCTACTTTGAACAAAGCTATTAACAAGCTTGGTTCACCTTACACCATCTACGTGGGTTCTGGAACTTACGATGCTTACGGTACAGGGTCAGTAACTTTTACTGGTTCAGTAGCTACGGGATATGTAGACGTTTTAACCTCCAATGACGAGTCCGTAATAGCTGGAGTACTCAACATTGGCGATGCTAGAGGATACTTCAAAATGGATGCTATCTTTCCACATGGTAGTGTGATTGAAATAGAACACCAAGGGATACGCTTCGAGGGTGTCGGGGACGTATTTCCGCCACATCTGTCTGGTAATCAGCTAATGAAGGAAATACAGCTTCGTAGAAAGGTATATTAAGGTATAAAGGTATATATTTATATCCACATCCAGACGGATTGGATAGGATCAGACGATCAACATGGTAGTAGTAGGCAGTAATTTATTCTCAGAATCTTGGAATCTGTTTAATTTAATTATTTCAGGCAATATAACAGACCCATCGGCTAGAGCCAAGAGATGGATACTTGGAGACTTCCCAGATGTAGAAGGTGCTAACTTTCCGCAGTACCCGATAATAGTAATAGGCAACCCCAGAACTAGCATGGAACAACTTACATTCAGCACTAGTTCTATCCACGGCAATGATTTAGAAATTTCAGTTCATATTTATGCCAAAGCACCGACAGATGTAAATAGGTTGTCTGATTCGATATATGGTGCAGTGCATGGGAATCACGCTGTTTTCAATGCATCTGGTGTACAGATAGAAGGATCGACTAACGGTGAACAAGGAACCGATATATTCGGCAACCAAAGAATACACTTCAATGAACAAGTATTCAAATTCAAGGTGTTTAGTTCGTGAAAATAAAAATAACAAGTAATGCTGATAAGGTGCTCAAAAGAAATAAGAAAAGAGTACAATCAATAAGAAATCAAATAGGCAAAGAAATGCGTGAATTTGCAGACGATATGAGAGACAGAGCAATGTTTTATGCAGGCGAAATATCAGGACCGTACTCAGTTGGAACAAAGTCAGGTAAACTGAGATCCAGTATAAGAAGAACTCCTGTTGCTAGAAATGGCAATAGTTGGAGTGTCGGTATAAGTCAAGCAACAGGAATTGCTCCGTATGGTCCGTTACAGGAAGCAGGTGTAGATGCAAGCAAGTTTAGTGGTTGGAGACCTATTCCCGGTCATGGAATGGCTAAAGTTATAAAACCACCTTTCCATAGAGGATTTAAAGGGAAACACTTTATGGCAAAGACAGTTAGAGATGCAAAGAGAGAGTTTCCAAGATACATTAGAAAAGGAGTAATAACAGGTATAAGGAGTGTTTAATATGGGAAGAAGTCCACTTGTATGGTTTTCAGATGAAGGATCTGTAGTAGTAAATGGTCAGTTGCTTTCAACTAGGGTAACCGACTTCAAAATGAGTGGTGGGACAAGAGATGCGGAGACAAGGAGAACGTTTGGTCGTGGTGCTTTTCAAATCGAAAAGCCCATGGAAAACTTTGAAGTTTCAATAACTTCGCTTGTTTCGGGTCTTGAGTTTGCACAACACGTTTTTGGAGCAGGTTCAACTACCACAACTGGTCAGATATTATCCGGTGACGGCGTAAGATCAAAACTTAACGTTGTTTACACCGTAGCAGATCCAACAGTTTCGTCTAATCCAGCTTCCGCACGATTCAGATTCACATCTGGATTCGCTACGCAAGTTGAATTTACGCAAGCCGTAGATGGTGCACTTGAGCAGACATTCACATTCAAATCATTGCCCGGAAATACGTTCTGGGAATATTCGTCTGGTGCTGCTCTGGTATTACCAGCAGTCTAATAATGACAAACGATCAACCAATGGATGAGGAGAGGTATGTAGACGTTAGAATATTTGGCATTCCAGAGAAAGACTGGTTTGAGTTCAAAGAAATAATAGAACTCTATGGTGGGGAACGAGTAAAGGCATTTCAGGCTCTAAAGGAAGCATTTTACAAGGAAAACACCATGGGCGAAATAACTACACGTTTACAGCGTTTAGAGCAGAGAATAGAAGATATGGAGAATCAGAAGAAAGAGGAAGTCAGACACTTCCCAAAAACATTTGGAGGAATAAAAAATGAGTGATATAGAGAAATTACTTGCAAGAAGCAAGACAGTAAAGATAGGAGAGACTGATGTAGAAGTGCATTCGCTTTCGGTTAATGAGTTAGTGGAATTGGCTAAGATGGGTGACACGAACTCCGAAGTAAGATCACAAGCAACGAGAGACATAATCCGCAAATCTTTGAAAAAATCTTTTCCAACCGCTACCGAAGAACAAATCGGTAACTTTGATGTGAGATATATATCAGAGTTTGTTAATGTCCTATTCGATGTTAGCGGCTTAGAAGCAGACAAAAAAAAGTTAGACGAGATGACGGCATCTTTCCAAGCCTGAGAAAACCTAACCTAAAGCGAGACTACGCACGAGCAGTGTACATTCTGATGGTTAAGTTCCATTGGACACTAGAAAATATAAAGAAACTCCCAATATCAACATTTGTGCAGTTACAGGAGTTAATAGAGTGGGAATCTAAAGAAACAGAAAAGAGTGGACGATAAATGGCACCCAATTCCGCAGAAAACCTTTCCATATACATAGACACGCTTTATGGCAGCGAAGGAATGCAGTTAGTTCAGCGTGACTTGGAAAAGTTAAATAAACTAGGAAGAATAACAACTACAACATTAAACAATTATTCAGACTTAGCAAAGAAAGGAAGCAGTGCATGGAAAGGATGGGAAGCTTCCCAAGTTCAGGCTAGTAAATCAAGTGCCGTATTTAATAAACAAGTTCAGACTGGTACAAAACAATTACACGCTATGTTAAGCGAAGAGAATAGATTCAAACCCTTGGGGCTTAATTTTCTATTCTTCGGCATGTTTATTGAACGTGTATTTGGTGGTATTCTACGTTCTGGTGTCGGGACTTTTAATGAAATAATGGGGTCCACAGAAGGGGCGACAAGTGCACTTGCCACAATGGGAGCAGCCACCGAATACCTTAAATTTACGCTTGGTGACGCATTAAATACTGTTCTAGAACCACTTTTACCAACACTATTGGCTATAGTAGATGCAATAGCTAATTTTATTCAACAAAATCCGGGTTTAGTAACATTTGGATTAGTTTTTGCAACAATACTTGGAAGTGTAATGTTAGTAGGCGGGGTAATTAAAACATTCACAGATAATGTCCATTTAACTACGGCTGCCATAAAACTATTGGGTGGTGCATTCAGTGAAGCCAGATTAGCTGCTATTGGATTAAGTGCCGTAGAATTTGGTGTCATACTTATTGCGGTTGCCGCACTTATTATAGGTCTTAAAATGGTTCTAGATGCAGCGAAAAACGCAACTGCTGAGATGGTTAAATTATTACAAACCGCTCCTCCGGGAGGTACTCCGGGTGCTCCTTTATCCCAGATTTTAGAGGAAAGGAGATTGCAAGGTATGCCTATGTTGACAACCCCATTAACACAAGAACAGCTTAATGAAACACTTAGAAATCTTGTGCCAAAAAACTCAACAGGTGGATCTTCTCCATTTGCTGGCGGAGGCACTATTATACAAACTCCTATTGGTAATGTTACAATACAAAATATCAATGTTAACTCTTCCATTCCTATAGATTTAGGAACAGGTAGACAGGTGGGGACTCAAATAGGTAATGGTATAATGGACTCAATCGCTCAATATAGCAGTACAGCAACAACAATAAGGTGATAATATGGCAAGAATATATTATGGAAATGATACAGTAAGCGGGACGGGAATACGTTATGATATGAATGCAAATGGTTTTACTTTTAGTTGGAAAAATAATTTTGATATAGAAAATAACATGGGTAAAGCTATTACATCTGGATTTGACGCAAGAATGCCTAGTTCTAGATACAATGGTCACTCAGCACCAGCAATAGCACTACAAGGTTTTATAGATACCAGTCTTCCTCCGGGCACTAATCCTCTTGTTGGATCGGTTGGAGTACAGATTAACGAAGGTGCTTTGGGTTCGTTACAACTAATAGGTAGTGGTTACTTATACTATCCTATGGTAAACAAAGTGCTCTTAAAAGCACCGTTCGATACATCAACCTCAACTTTTAGTATGGGTGGATCTGTTCCAGTAGTAATAAACTCGGTATCTTATATACCAGATTTAAACACGTTTAATGGATCAGAGTATATAATAAACTATAGTATGAATTTAACAGTAGTAAGTGGTCCGGTGTAATATGCCTAATAATAAGTTTACCCTGTTGCATACCCCTGTAGGTTTAACTACTCCAGTTACTGATATAAGTGATGCGGTTATGATTAATGAGAGCGAAGGCATTCGCTCAACCGCTGACACATTCAGTTTCACCGTTCAGGCTAAGGATAAGTACAAAAGACAAGCCGCCGATGGTGGTTGTTTTTTTAATGACGGGGACAGGATAAGACTCTACTTATCTTCTGGAGATACCACCCCGCAGCTTGTAATAGACGGAATTATCAAAGAAATAGACTACTCTGGCTCTTTAGACCGTGATACTTACACAATACAAGGTCAAAATATACTAGAGATATTACTCAATGCCCCAGTGCCTGCTGCGTATTCTAAAACTGGATCTTTTAATACGTCAGCAAAAGCTATACAAAATATAGTAACTCAAGCGTCTGGATTGAATAAAAACGCTAAGTACACATTTGTAACCAATATAAGTGCAACACTAAAGTCTGCTGGTGGTTATATAGACGACACTACCAATACATTGATTACGTTCCCCTCAGACTATGGCAGAACACACATGCCAGCATTTCAGATAATAGAAGAACTATCAACGTGGAAATGGACTGGTTTGGATATCGCCCTCGGAACTTATATCTATTACCTCGATTCAAGCAACAATTTCCATTGGGAACCTATTTCAAATACAGTATCCGGAGGAATCAATATTGGCGATTACCTAGATATAAGAATAAATAAAACAATATTCGATGTTATTAATTACATGATTATAAACTGCGGCAAGGATTTTAATGGAAATACTATTACAACCTTCGCATTTAGACCTACTTATTTGGTTAAAGGAATTCGTGGAAAATACTTTGTGAATGAACAGTTAGCCAACAATAGGAAAGCCGTTCCATACGCATCCAACAAGCCTTGGGGCAATGCAGACAAAAGTGATGGAAATACTGATAACAATACATTCCGATCTAGGGTTCAAGCAGACGGGAAAGCATGGGGAGAGTCGGTACTTCAAGTCTTTGGTGCACCCCGATTCCAAGCTACTATAACGATGAAAGGTACTACAGCCTTTGCAAAGGGGAATCTCTATACTTTGAATATACCCGGAGTTTTTAGAGGGATAAACGATGATGTAATAGATTCACTTGATTTGCGATTGCGACAAGTGTCTCATCGTATAAATTCAAGTGGTTGGACTACGCAATTACAATTACAACAGGACGAAATAAGTATAACAGGAGCGGGAACAGTATGATAGATTTAAGCGAATATACTGCCTATTTAAACAGGCAAATAGGCGATGTAGCAATACAATTCGCCACGCCAGATCCAGTTGCTACTTACAATGAAGTATTTACCGAGGCAGTTAGTACATTTTATAGCGGTACTAAAGTTGAGACTCGTGGTTTAGGGTCTGGATTTATTATAGGCGATTTGCAGTATGGAAAAATAGGCAGTAATCTTAGCCCGCAACCTTTCCTAGGTAACGCTGGGGGTGGAGCTTATACGGTTTTAGTACATACATCCCAAGGTAGTTCGTTTCTAAACTGTGGCAGAACTCAAGTTAGGGATTGGCTGATAGGAAGCAGTGCAGCAGTATCGCCTACTCAGTTATCACTAGGTAGTGGCATTGGGTTTACATGGAACGGGAGTCTGACTGCATTGCAGAATTGGATAGTTGATAATTCTCCCACTAAAACAAGTCATGGCGTTCAGTTCGCTGATTTTATTTCTACCATAAATTCTGCTGCATTACCAATTCTTGGTAGTGAAGTAGTTGGTAGTGTTCTAGGAAGTTCAATCACTGGCAGTACATTCAACATCACTTCTGGAGTAGGATTAAACAATGGAAGCATTGTTGTATACAATGGTTCTGCATACAATGTGGGTAACGGCAGCAATTTTACACTAGAGGGATGGTTTAATTTCTCTGATTTGACAACAACAAAAATTCCCATATCTAACCTAAATGTAGCTCAAGGTGATGGATGGGAAATGCAGATAGTGTCACCAAATATAAACATAACAGGATGGGCATCAGCAACACAATCTTGGGCACACGATTTATCATTGAATACATGGTGTCATCTGGCATTTGTCAAAAAACCGGGGAGTATGCTATTTTTCAGAAATGGTTCATTAGTTAAAACAAATGTTGGATTAACGGATAACGCTGGCATCAACAATGACTCTAATCTTATAATAGGCGGCAGAAATAGTGGTACTCTCCAGTGGACGGGTAGTGTAGACGAACTAAGAATCTCGGATACAAATAGATACTCAACTACGTTCACATTAGGTTCATTTGATGTTGTAAGTGATGCAAATACTCTAGGGCTATGGCACTTTAATGAAGGAACTGGTTCAAAGACGGCAGATGCGTCAAGTAAAGCCAAAAACGGGAGTTTATGGGGAGGATACCTATGGGGCACTGGTATAGCAGGTTCATTTATTGGGTCTTATACAGGTTCTTATGACAATACTTATGGAAATGTTTTAGGTAGCAATTTCAGTGAAATCGGTATAAGTGGTGGCAAATTATATAGTTATGATACGTTTCCTTTGCAGACTGTTGGAAATACTGGAAGTGAAATCAGGTTTACGGCTACAATAGCCATTGGTTGCCAAATTATTTATGGTCCAATAGACCGTGTCCATACAATGTTCTTTTAGGTGAGAAAAATCGTATTTACAAACTGGGGATTTAGTGTAATCAGAGACTGGATGGTTGGAGCTACTCCTGCGGCTCCATCGGGGATGCTTTTAGGCACAGGTAGCAAAGCGGCTACATTCCAAGATACATTATTAGGCAGTCCACTATACCCAACTTGGCACGCATTTGCTTCCCGTTCAGGTTTGGGATTCACATCACAACTAGAGCATCTAACCTTAAGCGGGGATATAATAACAGGATCAATGGTCAGTGAAATTGGGATGAACGCAACGAGTGGTGGTAATTTATTCTTTAGATCGGTATTGCCTAGCGTAGAGCTATTTGGGTCGGCTCAGATAGACTCATTTTTAACAATAATAGTGAGGTGAAGAATATGGTAAAAANAAACTATACGGANGGCACGATATTGTCTGGTGCTATGATTAATTCGGACTACAAAGACTTGCTTGGAAAGATTGTTATTCCATCAAATATACATGGGTTTAGTTTTGGGTCGGATGGAATGATAGGTTCAAATATAAACCATTTTCCAGATTCAATGAAATGTATAGGAATAACCCTCACCACAACAGGCGGCACATCTAGATGGGAATCCCCAAAAGCGGTTGTTCTCGCTAGTGGAAATTATGTAGGACCGGGTTCTTCCTATGGGTTATATACAATCGATGCTGGTTTAAGTACCAGATGCTTTGGCAATATAACATTCATAATATCTGGTGCAACATTAAACGGGTTATAATATATAATAAAAAACTATAAATAGGTATCTAGACAATATATTAGTGATGGCTATGTCTTCTCTAAAGACGGTTTTTGACGAGTCACAACAGACTATAGTCCTTCTAACGGCTTGTGGCGTAATAGTATTGGCTGCATGGGGTAAAGAGTGGGCTATAACTGCGTCCTTACTTGGTACTGTATTAGGTTACGCTTTCTTTCGGAAAGCGATGAACCAATCAAATGGTAATACTAATAAATAAACGGGGGTGAAATAGATGGCGTTTTTTGAAACAGTTGTGAGTGCACTGCTTAATCTTAATGTTGCAGGCGTATCAGTTGACGAACTTGCGGTAGTTGCTCTTACGATAGGTGCTGCGGTTTGGGGATACGGTAAGGTATCTGAGCACTTTAAGGCGGGAGATAGTAAGAAATAATTTAGTGGTTACGGGATATGTAGATTACTTCGGTAATCGTTTTGGAACTCTGTTCTGGCTGTCGGCTAATGGGTTTCTCATCACACCCGACTTAACCACTTTATAATCTAGCGGTAGCTGTATAAAGTTACCCATTTTGTTTTATTTTTATATCTTTAAATACTTTTGCATATATATAAATAGTATGCCTAAGAAGCGTGATGGTGAGTATCTGAACACCTCCATCCAGATTCGTGTTGATTTAGCTTTCGTGTGTGATATGAAAGGCTGGACACGAAGAGAGATAATGGAAAAGGCGTTACTTTCAATGATAACACCTGAGGATCTTGCTTATTTTGAATCTATGCGTCTAGAAAGAGAGCTAGACAAAAAGCGTAGAGAAATAGAAAAAATAGAAATCGGTGGTGGAAAAATATGAGACTAGAAGGCAAAGTAAGTTATGTGGGAGAAATAAAGCCAAAGAGCAAGGGGTTTGGTCAAGCATTCAAAGTCGATGGGTTTGATGGATACTTGAGTGTTTGGGGAATGACCGAAGGCAGAGTCAGAGAAAAGGTTAACTTTGTTGCAGGTGACGATGTTATTGTGGACTATACTGTAACAGACGCTGGATACTACAACGTTGATAGGTGTGTCCGTGCGGTTGCCGGGAACTTCGATCAGTTCTTAAAGAAAGAGACTGGATTGGAAGTTATAGAAAAGAAACTTGACATTGTGATACAACTATTACGTGATAAGAATGTACCCACAAGTACTGCGGAATAATGCTGCTAGGAAGTTTGAACCTTCTTGCAGAATACACAGAAATTGCCTGCCATTTCGCAGACTAAACGGTGAGGATCACTATACACAGCAATTCAACTTGTGCATGGACGCATTTCAGAAGGGTGAAGCCTTCCTAGTCGAATCCACGCTTGAGACTCCTGTATTGGCTGAACGCCTTCGGGCGGATTTCGTGAACTTGGACAAGATGCTTGTAGTTGAGTGTCAGGTGACAGAAAGCAAGGAAAGCATAGACAGAAAGCGTGGGATATGGAATAAACATGGACTTGAGATGATGACGTATGAAGAATGGAAAAAAGAAAACTAATTTGAAGCCGATTGCCTTTGCAGCCGTAGTTTTGGTTATATTGGGCTTGGCATTTGGAAATAGTTCTACACCCCCAACAACCACGGTTGATTGGAACGTGAAGGTGTATGCGGGTTGCGAGAAACAACTTGAAAATATACTGGAATCGGGTAAAGTTTATAATAAAGAAGGCAAATACAACTGTGTACACGATAAGATACTCGATGAGTTCGTATGCTGGAATACATACGATATGAACCAGACTATATGCGAAGCGGAGTTGGGATAATGGCAGATATGCATGAACATGAGTGGCATTTGGCTAAATCTTTTGAGACTATAAAGAGGATAGAGAACCTTAGCACACTGGTATACGTTTCTACTTGGGTTTGCCCGTGTGGGAAAGTAATGAGAGCGGAACATGTAAATGGATAAAATACCAGTCGTGGAACAAGTTGATAGGTGGATAGATATCTTTTGTTATTTTGACTACCCAGATGAACTACGATACGAATGCTATAGAATAGCCCATTTGAACCAAGACAAAAAAGGTTACCCACATGTTATGGCTGCTATAGCAGTTCAATTAGCGTGTGATTCATCTAAAACGAAGTTTGATGTTGATAAGGCTGCCAAGTTAGTATATTCAAAAAGATTTAGGAAGACAGCTAAACCCGGTTTATTTATACCCGGAATCAAAAAGGGTGCGTTAAAATGGAAGTTATAGAAAGTGTCAAGCTTAAGAATCTGCCTCAAGATATTAAAATCGTGGAGGCTCAACTTAGTTCTTGCTATGGAGAGTTCGTATCTAGGAACCAAGACGTAAATCTAATTGAAGTGGAAGTCATCTTTAAAGGTGGTACGCCACAGAAAGAAATAAAGAGGGAAGTAAAATGAATGAGTATTGTGATTGTAGTGACAGGTGTCCAAGATGCGGTAAATTGATAAAACAAAGAGTAACTTGGATTACAGAACCACGTTGGAGAACAAGCGTGGATTTATGTGGGTGTTAATATGACAATAAGAAAAGAAACTAAAAAGGTACTTTATACTGGGTATCCGGGTGATAAGGATACTCCTTACGTATGGCACGGTATCAGTTTTGGAGCACGAGAAGTAACTCCAGTAAGTGATGATGTGTACGAAGCAGTCAAGTCTATTCGTGGCTTTGTGACTGTCAATGCCGTACGTAATAGTGTATTGGACTTTTCAGGTAAATTATATCTAGGTAGTGAATCATTTGCAAAAGAAGATAATTTGGTGCTCAGACAGTTCTGATATTCCAACTGGGTATACGAATCAAACGATTTACATACTTAGAGCTTTAGCTGCAAAATATCAGACTTTCCTTTTAGGGCATCAGTATAATGGCAGTGAAAAGCAGGCTACAACTCCAATGGGTGTCGAACCTTGGATACAGATACCGGGCAATTACCAAGGCGGAACGATAAATTATTATATTTCTCGTATCAGACCAGATGTCGTAGCATGGTTATGCGATCCGTTTGCTATAGACGATGGCTCTCCTTGGATACCAAAGAAGAGGAAGGAGTGGGTACAGTGGGGAAATCCAAAAACGATATTCTACTTCCCCATGGATTCGGATGATGTTTATGCGGGTATGGAAGAGACTTTAAGTGCAGTGGACTACAGAGTTGCTATGAGTAAGTTTGGTCAAGCCAAGCTTAAGAAAGAAACTGGGTTGGACAGTTTATATATCCCGCACTGTGTTGATACAAATCTATTCTACCCACTGACAGAAGAACAGTGCAATGGAATTAAGAAAGCCAATCATTTAGACGGCAAGTTTGTAATTGGTATGGTTGGTAGAAACCAAAGCAGGAAGAACCCGCAAAGACTACTCTATATATTAAAAGAGTTCTTTGATAGGCACGATGATGCTTATGCTTTCTTTCATTGCGATCCGTACGATCCTATGCAAGTAAGTGGTGGTAGAACTAATATGCACGTGCATTGCAAAGAACTTGGATTAAATGACCATGCTCCGGCAAAACCAGAATGCCCTAGATGCAGGGTTAAATTCAGCAATGTGCCGTTCTTCACTGGTATCCCACAAAATCAACTTAATAACATTTATAACATGTTTGACGTACACGCCATGAGTACAACAGGCGAGGGGTTTGGCATCACTACAATAGAAGCGATGTCGTGCGGCATTCCAAACATTACAACTGATTACACCACTGCACAAGAGTTACTAATGGATAATGGTACGTGCGGCATTCCAGTAAAATGGAACACTTTCATAAATGGCGGGTACAATACAAAAAGAGTCCTCCCCGATGAGAAAGCGTTTCTAGACGGGCTAGAGGTATTGTATAGTAACAAGTTGCTAAGAGAACAGTATGGAAGAGTAGGCAGAGAGAAAGTGCTTAAGTATTATAGTTTGAATGTAGTTTTACCTAAATGGTTGGAATTATTCGATGAAGTTTTAAATAAGGAGATGATTAGATGCGTTGTTTAGTAACAGGATCAGCAGGGTTTATTGGCAGTCACGCAGTAAAGGAGTTGAGAAAGCGTGGTCACGAGGTTAAAGAATGCGATATTAAGGATGGTACGGGTGATATTAGAAATATTACAGCCAGTGATTTAGAGGGAGTAGATTGGGTGTTTCACTTTGGTGCAGCTAGTGGATCTCTGCATTTTCAGCCTTCTCCGGTAGATGGAACTAATACCAACGTAGACGGGACTCTTAATCTATTGGAAGCGTGTGTAAAAGCTAAAGTTAAGAAGATAATACTGAGTTCTACGGGGTCGACTTATTCGGATACCCCAGTACCTCACCAAGAAGGGTTCGCTCTAACTTGCCCTAACTTCTATTCGGCAACTAAGATATTCAATGAACAGAGTTTCAAACTTTATAATGAACTATATGGTTTGGATACAGTAATCCTAAGATATGCTAGCGTATACGGAACCAACGAAGAGAGCAAGAACCTACCAGATGGTCGTAGTCTAGCTAACGTACTATCCCAGTTTATATGGTCTGCTATGCGTGGAGAGCAGCCGGTGATATGGGGCACAGGCAAACAAGGCAGAGACTTCATCTTCGTAGATGATGTAGTCAGTGCCAATATCTTTGCTGCTGAGAATCTTGGTGGTGGGAATGTGTATAACGTAGGTACGGGTGCAGAGACACCCTTTAATACCTGTGTAGAATTGATTAACAAGGTACTTGGAACAGATTATAAAGCTAACTATCAAGATCCATCTAATAAAGCAGTACAACGTAAGTACGTGGATAGGCAGTTGTTCGATACCGATAAGCTAGCTCAGGCTGGCTGGAAGTATAGCATAACAGTAGAAACTGGTATCCGAAAGATTGTGGAAAATATCAGGGGTCGAAAGTAATGGGTTGTTGGTTTGGTAGACATATATGGGTTTGCAGACAAGTTAAGAAAATAAACTATGCAAAACAATGTCATCCCGGGTCTTATAGTAAGGAAGCTGTAAGAAGGTGGCAGAAATTTGTTGACAGTGAACCTGACTACGTATATGAAAATGAGTATTATTGCGGTAAATGCGGGGAAACACAATGACACCAACAATAGATGGGGACTTTGCACTAAGTGAACTATTTGGAAAATGTAGATTGTGTGATTCAGATGGAGAGTATAGAGCATCAATGGGCGAGATACAATGTGAACAGCACTATAAAGAATCTAAAACAGCACTAATTATGAGGTTATCGCCTTGACAACAGTAACAGCATTCACATGTATTAGGGACGGCATCCATTTTGTAGACGCATGGTTCGAGAATGTCAAGCAGGCAGATCAGATAGTGATCCAAGATGGTGGATCTACAGACGGTACTGTGGAATGTTTACTAGAGCTTAGAAAGACTCATCCTAACTGCACAATATTACTGCAGGAAGAGACTAATGCCAAGTACGACTGGAATGAGATGAATGTCCGGAACCAATGTTTGAATTTATTTAGAATGGACTTTATTCTTCTCACAGATGTAGATGAGTTGGTAGAAGATGGTTTTTGGGAGTGGGCTAAAACCGACCACGACAAGAATGGGTATTACCTTCCTCATAAGAATTTATGGGGAGATAAGGCGATGTTTAATATCCAACCTAAGTGGTATCCAGATGTGGTGATGAGGTTTTTTAGAAACTTCAATTCGTTTGTATGGTGCGGGGAAAAGCACGCATCAGTATGGAGACTACAAGGTGATACAGCAATAAGAATAAACCCGAGTGATGAGGATATCGGTGCTGTTCCTAATGATATTCACTTGGTTCATTATCACAGGGCAGAGAAGGGGTACTACGAGGCTATAATAAATGACCGCAGTTTACACCACAGCAACGAGAAAGTTAACCTTAGACAAGCTCCAATTCTAGCCAGACTTAGAAAGGAACCCAATGGTGCGGGATTGATAAAGAGGCAATTTGATGATAACGGAAATAGAGTGCCTTAACATAGGTGGGCATTGCTGGAACAGGTATAGAAACGATAGTTGGGGCAGGATAGAAGCTAGGGAATGTGTACATTGTGGAAGACATGAGAGAACAGAAGACACTATTAAGTGGCAAGTAGTAAGGAGTGGAAAACAATGAAGATAGCTGTTATCGGTATTGGAGTAGTTGGGGAAGCTGTATCTAAGTTCTTTGAGCGTGATGCAGAGGTAATCAGGTTCAGCCGTACTCTAGAGAAAGAAGGAAAAGCCACCAAGGAACAAGTTAATGATTGTGCTGTTGCTTTTGTGTGTGTCCCAACTCCAATGTATCCAGATAAGTATGGGGTAAACCTTACAGCGTTAGAAGGAGTTATAGGCTGGCTTAAAACACCTATTATAGTTATCAAATCAACAGTTCCAGTTGGAACAACAAGAAGACTAGCTGAGGAAACAGGTAAAGTGATACTCCATAATCCAGAGTTTCTGACCGAGAGGGATGCTTATAACGATATGCTTCATCCGGGAAGATGCCTGATAGGTGCACCATTTGTTGATTTGAAACCGTATGCGGATGTAATACAAAAGGTGTACCAGCACTACTATGGACCACATGTTAAATACTACGTCATTAGTTCAGATCATACTGAGTTTATCAAATACGTTACCAATGCTTACCTAGCCACCAAGGTTACTTTCTGTAATGAAATCAAAGAGATAGCTGATTCTTTAAGTTTAGATTATGATATAGTACGTGAGTTATGGCTTCTAGATGAACGTGTAGGTAGAGATCATACCTTAGTTAACGATGGTTATGGCGGTATGTGTCTGCCTAAAGATGTCAAAGGTCTAATCGGTTTCACTAATAATGAATTTTTCAAGTTGGTGCATAATGAGAATGAACGTTTCAAGAAATCTTAAGTGTTTGTTCGGATTCCATTTCTGGGTGGGACTCTGTGACAAGAAAGGCAGAGTGTACAAAGATTGGTGTATATTCTGCTCTACTGAGAGAAAACATAGAGCCCAGAATATATACAATAGACTTTAGATAACTATATATACTACGCTCTTCAATAAGCATTATAATGAAGATTTTGGTAACAGGATCAGCAGGATTCATGGCATCTCATTTAGTGGATGCGTTGCTAGATGAGGGACATGATGTAGTTGGCGTAGACGACCTTAGCGGTGGCTCACTACGTAATTTAGAAGAAGCACAGAAGAGAAGAAAGGGAAAGTTCACATTTGTCAGGGGAAACTTACAAGACCCCGTAGTGTGCAACCACGTAGTGCAAGGATGCAATGTTGTGTATCATTTAGCTGCTTATGCTGCTGAGGGGCAGAGTGTGTTTAGTCCGTGTGCAATCAATGATATTAACGTCAGACCTATGAACAACTTATTGGTTGCTAGTGTGAATAATGATGTTAAAAGGTTTGTGTTTACAAGTTCTATGGCGGTATACGGACATCAAATACCACCTTTCAGTGAAAGGATGCCAAGGGAACCGGTTGATCCTTATGGTATAGGTAAAACGTATTGTGAATCCATGCTGG